GTTTACCATAACTAGTACTGATTAGTTATGCGCCCGCGTTCCTTAATGTGGGTGGACGCAACTATGCGGAAATAGCAACCGGGAGCAAATGTGGTAGTGCGCACGAGAGCCCGGTGTAGTTGATCGCACTCCATCATACGGGCTTATTCTTGGAAAAGTTTTACCCGGGTGATGATGCGCCGTCCCACGTGTGCTTAAACAACGGTAGTGCCGTGTACGCGTGGTAGGTCGCCCTAGAATTAGAGGGGGCGGCGGCCTGTTAACACCAGCTTATGCTATAATGACAAGTAGTCAGTGTTTGAAGGTTACGGTGCGGCGAGCGAAATGATATGAACTCCCAATCAATGACATTTCATAATGTCCAGGTCCCAAAACGAGGCCGCTCCCGCTGCTGAAGGTGGAGCTTTGGCCAAGGGCAAGAACCCTTGGGTTGGTAAAGGAGATCCCCCGCACACCACGGGGAAAATTGGTGAATCGGGCTTGCCTTCACTGGCCGGTCCGTCTGGGTTAAAACATGTACCCAGAGCTGACAGTTCTTCGTCAGCGTCGAGACAGAGTTCTAACAAAACGAAGTCTCGGAAACGCAACCGTAATGGTGGCGGTAGTGGTGGCTGGAATAGCCGCCAAAATCTTACGGAACACATTAAGGAGGCAACACATTCTTATAGAATGACTGAGTTGTACCGTAATGCAGCTAGTAAGGGATTTAAAACCCAGAAGGCATTGGAAACTTTCAATGCTTGGGTCGCGACGGTAAAGGATCAGATAGATCCTGCGGCATTGGTCTTTTGTGAAGGCTGTAGCCAGGTCTGCGATAATTTAACCCTCTGCCCGTGTTTCGTTTTGCCTGCTCCCGATAACGCCGAAATCGTGGATAATGCACTACATGTGCCTGTGGGCCCCACCAAGTTTAGGTGGACGTTCCAATTTTGGAACGGTGTTAAACAGTGGTTTGCTAGACCATCTGTGGATCTCACGGCGTACGAGCAGCCTTTCGCTGGGGGCTTTTCTAATAGTGAACTAGATTCTTCTGTTTTGGAGAAGGATCTGTTTGCGTATCTCGTACTTAGGGGTAAGTCAGACTACCTCATAAACGGTTCATATGATAGACGCGCAAAATTAAGTCATATGACCCGACTGGCGGATCAATGGTGTGTCGAAAAGAAGATCAGACATTCTGACTTTTCTATGGAATCTGTCCATAGGTTTCGACATACCATACAGCGCGCAACCGACGAGCCAATGGCAGACATGTTATCTGCTCGTACTGACCCGGTGAAGAATAAGTTTTGGCAATATTTTCAGCTAGCCCGAGCGGCGGAAAATGTAAGGTGCCTTTCTTTACCGATGGCCGTCGGAATACCGTTCCTGGCCGGCTTTGCCCTGTCAACGACTTTTCGAAACATGTGCTTACGTGTGTTGCTGAGAATGATAACTTTCCCATGCAAACTACTAGTAAGGGCACTCGTGGAGATTTCGCTGATTGGAAGCAAGCCCGTCTTAAAGTCAGTAATTCGATTACTGATAAACCTTGTACTAAGGATGAATATCTTTCTTGGGAAGGTTTTCTCACGCCTGCGCAACGTCCTACGATTGTTTATGCGAACTGTAGCCACAATGTCTACGAGAGTTTACATAAACGATATCTTAAGGAAGTTGTGCCCATGGGCGATGTAGAATGGGGAACGGTGCAGCGTATCTGTGATCATCTAGTCAATGAAATGATCAGTGTCGACTGCATAAGGTCTTGCGAGCCTGACTTTATCGCAAACAAACCCAGGGATATACAAGACTGGGTTCGCGCCAAAAAGGGTGCTTTACGGGGACGTTATTTACGGGCAGTGAACGATATCTCCAAACATGGTTTTAATTTGCAGCGAGACTCCGCAATTAAAGCTTTTGTTAAATTAGAGCGTTATTTTGAGGAAGGAAAATCTCCCCGTATGATTATGGGTCGAGATCCAAAATTTAATGTCTTATACGCACAGTTCGTCGAATTGTATGAGAAAACGTTTTTCTCATTGCCTCAGGTAGCCAACGCGTGCGATCATTTATCGTGCGGCCAGAAGTTCTCGAAGTTATTGGGAGCATGGATGGGTGAAAATGATATGTCTAAGTATGAAGCGTCTCAAAGACGAAAGCTTCTTTTCATTGAATTTTACTGTATGTACATGTATCTGGTTGTTTGGAGGTTGGTAGACGAAGAAGTCTTTGTGAACTGTTTCGCAGAGAAGTGTGTTAAGAATGTTAAAACCGGCTGTGGTATTAGCTGCCGGTTCCTCTGGTGTCGCGGGTCAGGCGACTACGACACTAGCAGTGGTAACGGCACTATAAATTATGTTACCACAGCTTATAATTTGCTCAAGAATTACTGCCCAAAGTGCCCTCTCAATGGTTGCGACAACCCTGGTTGTCTAACCTTCGCTTTTGTAGTTAAAGGTGACGATTCTTACTTTAAACTACCTGTCGGCGCTTCGCCAACAAATTATTACCAGAATTTCGGTCTCGAGGCCAAACTCGTGATACGACAGGATCCAGAACAAACGGAATTCTGTTCGGGTAAGTTTGTTGAGTATCAAAGGGGTGAGTACATCTATGTGCAGAGTTTGCAGAAACTCTGTGATTCCTTACGCACGTGTCTTAATCAGGATGCGTTAAGTCGTGGAGCAGTGGCGCAGTATTACAAGTCACTGGGCATGATGTATAAGAAACTCTATGGTGATATGCCAGTCTACCGGGATATTGCTGACTTCTTGTTGCGGACCAATACAAAACATGGTCTACAACTTGATTTAATTGATAGTTGGAATCTTAAACAATCTTTCGCAGCAGATCATGCGGATTTTGTGGTAGATTACAACCTCGCTTTTGCGAGCATTGCTGAAGCTAACGATTGGACCTACTCTGAACTAGATAATCTAGTGCTGTGGTGTAAATCCCATTATTTAGATTTCCCACCAGAGTTAAACAAACGTTATCGACCTGCGAAGACTGCTGCTGCTAACATTGAGAGCATTACCATCACTTACGTCGAACTTAACGACATGGCTAGGACAGGCCTCTGTGATGAAGCTGTGAAGATCAGAGAACAATTGATCTCACAATTAAACCACTGGATGAAATACCGGTGATAATATCATGTCCATGTGCTGGGTCAAAATAAGCACATTAGCCATACAC